GCCGAGCACCCGTCAACCACCTATGTCGATTTCCGCGACGCGATCCTCGCCGAAGTGGCAAGGACGGTATTGATGCCGCTGAACAAGGTCAGCGGATCCAGTGCCGGGTACAACTTCGCGTCCGGCCGATTGGACCATCAAACGTATTTCGACGCGATCGAAGTCGAACGGTCGGAGCTCGAAATCCTGCTCGAGCGGATCTTCCGCTGGTGGCTCGAGGAAGCGATGTTCAGCCCCGGTCTGCTGCCGGAGCAGCTTGGCCCGTTCGCCGCACTGCCACACGGCTGGACCTGGCCGCGGCACCGCCACATCGATCCGCAGAAGCAGGCGGCCGCCGATCACACCTATTGGGAGATCGGGCTGTTGACCGACGAGGAATTCCTCGATCGGGAGTCCATCGATCCGTCGCAGCACTACCAGCAGTTGGAGCAGCAGACGGAGCGCCGGACAAGGCTCAATCTCCCGCAACCCGGGCAGGCGGACCGCCAGGTTGTCGCCGCGGCCACCAAAGACGAGGGCGACGAATGAGCGGCAGCGCCAAATCGCGACGACGTCGGCGGCGACGACTGCCGCGCGAACTGCGCGCGACGGCGGACCTGCCGGGCGAGTTGCTCGCCGACGCTGCATCGGGCGGGGAGATCCAGGTGCTCGAGGCGGCGGCCGACGACGGCGCGCCGAAGCTGAAGAAAATCACGATGACCGCCTACACCGGCGGTCTGATGCGTCCCAGCGGCTTCGGCCGCGACGTCGTGCTGGATTTGTCCGGCACAAGCGTCGCCGCCGGCAAGCGGCCGTTCCTGCTGAATCACAATCCGGAAAAGCCGGTCGGTCACAGTGAGGACGGCGGCATCGTTGTCTCCGCCCAGCGGATCCGCGCGGCGGGCGTGGTTAGCGGGGCGAACGACGCCGCCCGGGAAGTGGCCGAATCGAGCGGCAACGGGTTCCCGTGGCGCTCATCGATCGGCGCATCGATCGAGCGGATTGAATGGGTGGACGACGGCGAGTCGGTCACCGTCAACGGAAAAAGGTTTACGGGCCCGCTGTACGTGGTGCGTGCGGCGACCGTTCGGGAAGTCTCCTTTGTCACGCTGGCGGGCGACGACCGCACGTCGGCCGCTGTGATGGCGAAATCAAGAGGAAAGGGTCGGACCATGGATTTTGAGAAATGGCTTGAGGCGCGTGGCTGGAAGGCCGACGATCTCACCGAAAAGCAGTTGGAGACGCTGCGGGCCAGCTATGACGCCGAGATGAAGGCGGCCGGCGAAGCCGATCCCGACGATGAAGAGGACGGCAATTCGAAGGTGAAGAAGCCGCTCAAGGCCGCGGCCGGCACGCCGCCGCCGCCGCCGGCCACGCCGCCGCAGGACGACCCGGTGGGCGATCTCCGCGCGCAGGGCGCCAGCGAGGTCCGCCGTCAGCTGCAGATCGGCAAACTCGTCGCCGCCGGCCGGCTGCCGGAGGAGAAGGCGCTCGAACTGCAGGCCAACGCCATCGAGCACCAATGGAGCGAGGACAAGATCCAACTCGAAATCCTCAAGGCGCAGCGGCCGACGACGCCGAACATTCACACGCTGCCGACCGACAGAACGCCCGGCGCGCTGGTCGCCGCGCTCTGCCTCAGCGCCGGCCTGCCCGAGAAAGTGGCCGCCAAGGGCGTCTCCGAGAAGGAGATGAACGAGGCGACGAGCCAGCGCTATCGCGATGCGACGCTGCACTGCCTGATGGATCAGGTCATCCTGCAGGCCGGCGGGATGCCGTACACCGGCAACCGCAAAAGCAACGACTTTATCCGCGCATCGATCCGTGCCGATCGGCAGATCTGCACCGACCGCTACCGCAACGACCTGCAGGCCACGAGCGGCTTCAGCACGATCTCGCTGACGGGAATCCTGGGCGACGTCGCCCACAAGGCGATGGTCGCGGCGTTCGAGGCGGTCGAAACCGTGCACCAGTTCCTCACCAAGCCGGTCAGCCACAGCGACTTCAAGACGCACCACCGCTACCGACTCGACGGCACGGGCTCCTTCCGCAAGGTAGGATCCGACGGCGAGCTCAAGCACGGTGGTCTGACGGATACCGAGTTCACCGCCCGGCTCGACACCTACGGCATGCTGATCGCGCTGACCCGCGAGATGATGATCAACGATGATCTGGGCGCCTTCATGGCCATCCCCACGATCATCGGCCGTCTCAGCAACACGCGGATGGAGGAACTGTTCTTCACGCTGTTGTTGGCCAACACGAACAACTTCTTCCACGCCACCAACCGCAACCTGATCACGGGCGGCGACTCCGCGCTCTCGATCGGCGCGGTCGATCTCGCGCGGGAGAAGTTCCGCAACCAGCACGACAAGAACAACAAGCCGGTGTTGGTCTCGCCGAAGATCCTGCTCGTCGGCACGACGCTGGAGACGATCGCCACCAACTTGTGGGCCAACGAGACGGTGAACGTCACGACGACGGCCAACAAGCCGCACTTCGCCAACAATCCCCACAAGGGGCTCTATCGGCCGCACGTGTCGCCGTATGCGAACAACACGGCCCTGTTGGACGAGGACGGGGCGGCGATCGCCGGACAGAGCGCCACCAAGTGGTGGATGTTCGCGGATCCGATGGTTCGCGCGGCGTTTGTGCTGGCGACGCTCAATGGCCGCCGGCTGCCGATCATCGAGAGCGAGGAAACCCCGTTCGACACGCTCGGCATGCAATGGCGGGGTTACCACGATTTCGGCATCGGCCAGGAAGAGCCCGAAGCCGCGGTCCAGAGCGACGGAGCGTAAGCGACCTCAGCCGGTTGACGCCGGATCCAACAGCACGGCCGGCCGTGGCGCCGGAAGCAACACGCAGGAGACCACACGATGAAAGCGACCTATCGCCAGACCGGCGACTCGATCGACCACACGCCAAGCAGTGCGATCGCCGCCGGCGACGTCGTCGTGCTCGGCAGCCGCCTGGTCACCATCGCGAAGATCGCCATCGAGGCGGGGCGGCTCGGCGCCCTGGCGACGAGCGGCCTGTTCCTGGTTGCCAAGGACGACAGCGACATTCAGGAGGGGGATCCGCTGTTCTGGGACGCCGACGGGGATCCCGTCGGCGGCGACGCCGGAACCGGCGCCTTCAGCAAGGACTCGGCGCTTGGACCGTTCGCCGGTTGGGCGACGGCCGACGCGGGAGTCGCGGCGGAGCGTGTGCAGATGGACCTGCACAGCACCGACGGGACGGTCTCCGTCGCGCGAGCGGCACTCGTGCAGGACGACCTGCAGCCGTACCCGATCCCGATCGACAAGTTCCGCGTCTGGGACGAGGTGCAAACGATCATCGGCACGCCGGGCAACGACGACCTCGGCATCGTCGACAACACGTTCCTGACCGGCACGCCGTCGATTGAGACCGGCGACGTCAAGGCAGGCGGCGCCACGTCCCGCAAGACGCGCTTCCAGTTCGCCGTGCCGCCCGAATACGTGGCCGGCCAGACGATCACGCTGCGGGCCAACGCCGGCATGAAGACGACCGTCGCCGACAACGCGGCGTCGATCGACTTCGAAGTCGTGCGGCACGCGGCGCCGAACGTGGACATCTGCGCCACGGCGGCGCAATCGATCAACAACCTGGCGGCCGCGAACAAGGACTTCACGCTCACGCCGACGAACGTCGTCCCGGGAGACATCCTGGACGTTGTTTGCACCGTGCTGGTGGACGACGACGCCACGGGCACGGCCGTTATCGGCAAAGTCAACTCGGTCACGCTGCTGCTCGACATCAAGGGCTGAGCCGCGGCGTTACGTTTTGTACGGACGGAAATGGGAAACCAGCTCGCAAGCGCCAGCGCGTGGCTGGCCGCCAAGCTCAAGGCCCACGCGGCGACGGAGATCACCTACACGCGCAAGGGCGTGGCCGGCGATCCGTTCGACGCGGTGAAGGCGCAGCTCGAGCACGAGTTGGACGACGAATTCGAAATCCAAGAGCGCACGCGGCGATTCGATTGGTTGATCCTGCCGGCGGACCTGGTGCTTGACGGCAACCAGGTCCTGCCGCAGACGGGCGACCGGATCATCGAAGTCACCGGCGGCGACACGATCACGTACGAGGTGGCGCCCGTCGTCGACGGGGAACCTCCCTGGCGCTTCACCGACCAGCATCGCACGCAATACCGCGTGCATACGCAGCAGATCCGCAGAGTCAGCACATGACCGCTTCGACGGCCAAGACAATCGAACTCGCAGCGGCACTCGCCGAGGAGCTCGGGAACCTCCCGAGCGGAGGCCTGCCGGCGAAGCGGGTCTACGTCGCGCCACTCGACCAGGCGGAGGGCGCGTTCGAAACACTCACCGTGCTGGTGATGG